GTGTATTGCTGCGCCTGGTAGAGCGCGATACTTGTGGCGTCTGAAGTAGTCGAAGGGTTTGCCGGGTCGGCGGGGCTTTGTGTCTGAATGTAGTTGTAAAGCAGTTCGTCCCCGTACTGGTTCGTCAGTGTCCGATACGGGATGCCACCGCTGCCGGTGTCCACGAAGGCAATGGACGAAACCGGGTTTAGCACTGCCGCGCGGCCGGTGAATGTCAGGGTGCCATTAGAGCTGATGAATAGGTATCCCTGCTCCGACGTTGCCACGTTCTGCAAGTAGCTGAGGACGTTCGTGCCTGCCGGAATGAGGTATGCCCCGAGTGTGGAGGAACCCGTGCCGACGCTGTACGGCCCTTGGTACGCCACCTCGGGCCGCGTGAGGACATAGGCCACGCGCGCGCTACTTGATTCCGCTGAGGGCGTTACGGCATTCATGGACTGATTCGCCAGCACGGTGAAGGCATCGGCGCACGCCACGGTCGTCACGTTCGCATTCGTCGTGTAGCCGTAGTCGAGGTCCCAGTCAGTCACGAACCCGGTGTAGATAATGACGCCACCGGCCAGCACCTGCACGGGCTGCCGTGGGGCAACGTAGGGGTAGTAAATGCTCGCCGTGTTAAGCGGGTCGAGGATGCGCGTGGGATCGTAAATCTGCAGCTGCGCGGTGCCGCCGTTAAATTGTTCCATCTCACGGTTACGGCCCCTGGTGATGCTGACACTCTGCACCATGCTGGTCAGGTCCACCATCTGATATCCGCCCAGCGTGCCCGTGCCCAGTAGCCCGTAGGTGGCGTTATCCAGCTGGAACGGCGTCCCGAAATTGACCGTGGTCTGGAATCCCACCAGCACTTGAAGGGTCGGGGCGCTCATGCTGCCGCGAACACCGGGCCGCTGCGGCGCTGCGCGTTCTGTATAGCTTCAATAATCTGCTGCCCAATCTGGTCGGGCGTGGAGACTAGGCCCGCCTGCACGTTGATTGTGATGCCGCCCATGCCGCTAAGCCTCTCAAGCGGGATGACGGCCTCTGGGCCTGCCTCACCAATAAGCCCCAGCGTCGGGCGCGTGACAATCCCGCCCATGGCGAAGGGCGTTGCCGGGTCGCCGTCAAACCCTCCGGCTGGGTTCAGGCCGCTGCCCGGGTCGGCCGGGTTGAACGGGGTCCGGTTGCCCTTGTCGAATGAGCCCAGCAGTTTGAGTAACGCCTGCAGAGTCTTGAAAGCGGCGTATATCGGCGCAAAGGCCACGACGAAAGCCGTTTTGAGTACGTCTAGCGCGGGGCCGGCGTTTTTCTCAATCCAGTTAAACGCCGTTTTAAGGGCATTGACGACCCCGCTAATAATCGGTGCCACGTGCTCTGATATCCAGTTGAACGCGGCCTTAAATGCGTTGCCTAGTCCGTCGACGAAACCCCGGAACGTGTCTGAAGTGTTGTAGGCGACGATCACGGCGGCGACGAACGCTGCAAGGGCAAGGATTACGATGCCGATGGGGTTAAGCGATAGCGCTAGGTTGTAGGCGTACTGCGCGGCGGTGAGGATCGCGGTCGTGGCCGCTGCAACCTTCATGGCAATGTTCACGGCGATGATGGCGGCGGCGAAGGCTGCAATAGCCACGCCTGCAATGGCGACCACTGTTGCGTTTTCCTGCACGAACGTCGCCATACTTTGCAGCACTGGGAGCAGCATGCTGATTGCCGGGAGCAGGGCCGCGCCTATGGCCTCTTTCGTCTCGTCAATCGTGACGCCCAGCGTGCGAAACTTGCCCGCGCCTGTCTCTGCAGCGTCGGCCGCAGCCCCGCCCGTGAGCTTTGCAAGTTCCGCCTGGGCCTTCTCAAAGTCCTTCGACTTGATAATGCCTTCGTCAAACCCGGGTATCAGTTTCTTAAGCGCCCCAAGGTTTCCGCCGTATGCCTTGCCAAGTGCCGTGGTGACGGCCTCTAGCGGCTTGCCCGTCTGTGCTGATACGTCTAGGGCGATCCCCAGCAGGTCCTGCGCCTTCGCCACGTCGCCGGTCGCCGTTGCCAGTTTGCCAAGCGCGGGCCGTAGCTGGTCGTCGGCGATGCCCACCTGCATTGATAGCGCGGTGATGTATTTATCCGCAGCTGCAACGCCCGCGTCAGTCGCCCCGGTAACACGCTTTAGTTGCCCTGCCAGCAGGTCGGATGCCGCTGCATCCTCTATTGCGGCTTTTGCGAAGTCAACCGCTGCGGCCCCGAGGGCCACAAGGGCAATGCCTGCGGGGATGGCCGCTTTCTTTACGGCGAACGCTGCGCGCTGTCCGTTGGTTTCGAGCTTCTTGAATTGCTTTAGCGCCGAGTCGATGCCACGGGAATTGAAGTCCGTAATGATCGGGATAGTGATTGCCATTACTGAATCTCCCTGTTAATGCGATCTACGGCAACGCCTAGAACGTCCTCGACGCCCTGGGCAATTCGGCCAGCGTGTCGTTCGTAGGCAGGCCATAGCAGGCGCGGTGAGGATGCGCGGAATAGCGGCCCCAGTGTCTTTGCCGTCGGTACCTCAAAGAGAACACCGGCAGGCTCGCCCTGAGAGATGTAGAGAACGGATGACTGACCGCGCCGCGTCGAGGTCTTTAGCTTTACGCCCCGGGCTACCTTCCCGCGGTCCCACGGGAATATTGCGTACCCCTTTGGATTCCACGCCCGGGCCATGCCGCTTGCCGGAAGGGCGGGATAGCCCGCCTTTACCTCACTTAGCACGGGAGCCACTACCTCCCTCATGCCCTTATTGAATTCTTTGCGGTACTCCGGCTCAATCTTTCGCAGCAGTTTGATTGCCCCGGCCACACCTTCAATATCTGTGGACATTCCGACTGGCATCAGGTGCGGCGGCTTTCGTTTATTGCTCCGAGGACCGTAGTGAGGTCCCTAATGGTGAACGGTACATCTGGGGGCCAGTAGCCGGTGCCTGCCAATACCTCAGCGAGAGCCCGCCTTACTGTTCCCCTGGCGTAGGGTTTGTGTTCTCTCCCTCCGCGTCCTCGATGGCTTCAATCAGTGGGTCATTCTGTAGGAAGTCGTCAAACTTGAGCGGGACCGTAATCCCCTGGTGTGCAGCTGCACGCCACACACAAAACGCTAGCCACCCCACCCGCATTTCCGATGCATTCGCCATGCACTGAAACGACCGGTCGTACTTTTCCTCAAACTGTGAGGCAACGTAGAGGCTGGTGATATCAACTTCGTGCGACTGGCCCTTATACAAAAGCGTGAATTGTGCAGGCATCTTTTCCCCTTAGTTGATAGGCAGGCTCAGGGGGTGATATCCCTGACAAAACTGCCACCCGAAAAGCCGACCTCGTACACCTGAAGCTCGCCCACGGTCATCGCGGCAGGTACGTCAGGCAACATAGTATTCGTGATCGTATATTCGGGATTCGAGGCCGAGATTGCGCCAGCGGCAACCTTGATCACGATGGTGGTGTCACCCTGTCCGGCCTCAGCGAATAGCGTGGCCTCAACTTCGCCTGCGCCATACGAAGCGTAAAGCGTGATGGAACCTTCGACGGTCTGAAGGCCCGGGACCATACGCTCGCCCAGATCGCCAAAAGCGGTCGAGGTAAGCGGGTTAGAACCCAGCGTGAAGGTGATGGCGGAACACTGGTCAGTGAGGTCCACCCCACCGATGGTGATGCTATTAGGCTGCGAAAGGTAGGTGGTGGTAGCCACTGGTTAGCTCCTCATGGTTGATACGCGAATGGTGAGATCGAACGACGGAATATCCTGCCCGCCAATTGCCGTCATAGACGGGGTGCCGCTGATGACGCTGATTTCCGAATCCATCACGGTATCCGCAGTCGTCATCAGGTAATCAGACGCGTCTTGGTTGCCCGGCGGCGCGGCGAGAATCCGCAGACGGAACGTAATGTCTGCAATGTTGGAATTGAAACAGGTGAACGTCGGCGGCTCAATGACGACAGACATAGGCCGCGCGTTCCGCGAATCAGTCACGACGGCAAGCCCGAGAGCAGTGAGACTGGCCGCGAGTGTCGCCTGGGCCTCCGCGAAAATGCCAGTAGCACTCATGCGACCTGCGCCCGGTTCACGCCTAGCAGCTTGTTAATCTGGCCGTGAGTGCCAAACGGAACCGCCCCGCCCATCTGGTCGAATGACGCGTAGGAATCTACGGAACCGCGCTCACGGTAAAGCGCCGCGCCCATCATGATCGTGCCCAGTAGAACGTCGGGCCCGGGGACCGTGGTGAGAGAGTCAAAGTAGCCCGACTCCCTGCGCCGCCGGTAGGCGAAAGCGTTACCGGCGTTCGTCGCCACCGTCACGAATGCCTCATCGTTCGGCGTGGCAGGGTCAATCCCTAGCCAGTCGAGAACGTCCTGGTCGCTTGCCCAGGTGCAGACGGGCGTAAAGGTAAGCGTGCCGGATGGAATGACTGCATCCCGGGCCACGTCGGCACCGGCTGAGTAATACAGGAGCTGATTCGGCAGGATGATCTCAGGGTCAAAAAGCCAATCGCCCTCAGGATTGACGCCCAGATAGAGATACGTCGGGACGGCCTGCACGACGAACGTGCCATTGAACCCGGCAACGTCCGAAACATCGACCACCTGCCCCGTGCCAATCTCAGTCACTTCAAGCGTCTGAATGACGGCATAGTCATCTATGCGCTGCGCGTGAGTAATTGAGTATTCGGACATGGGGCAGGTGACCTAGAGCGATCAAAAAGTCGCGCGAATGAACTTGTCCGCATCGATCATCACGGCGGACAGATAGCCTCTGAAAGCGATGGTGCGCGAGAGCGTGGAAGGCACGTCGACTGCGATTGCGCCCTTCTGCTGCTCGTACACCTCAAAGCCCTCAGCGTTACCGACGATGACGGTGTCAGTGGCGAAGTTGCGGTCGACCACAACCCGGAGGCCAAAGGCCATACCCATTGCCTCAGTAACCGTCAGGTCGCCGTATGCGTTCATCGGCCCGAGCTGCGGGAACAACGGACGCCCGGCAGTGTCCACAAGCCCGAGCAGGTAGCCCCACATATTCGGACTGACGAACAGGTGCGTAGGCAGGTTGCCGTTACTGTTGGTGAGAATGTCCTGGGCGGCAGTGGAAACGAAGTCAGCCCACTGTGCCGGGTTCGTGGCGTCGTTACCGAATGCCACTGTCTCGGTGCTACCGGATACAAGCGTGTCGGCCGCATAGTTGTCGGTGGTGTTGGCGTAAATGCGCGCCATGTCATCCAGCACGACGCCGATCACCTCGGGCTGAGTCCAGTCGATGACCTGCTCGCTCAGGGTGACAAAACCCGAAAACGACAGTTTCTGGACCGTGATGTCATCGACGACCAGCGTTCCGTCTTGGATGGTGCTGTTCTGCGTTGCCTGCTCCGCGATGCTGGTGTGGGTCGTCACCTTCGGGCGAATGAACGTCGAACCGCCGCCCGGCAGGGCGCGGGCACCGATAGCGTCAATGACGGGACGGTTGCCGCGAAAGTTGTTGTAAACCGGCTGCACGATTGGCAGCGGCAGGATGCCCGGGGTGTCGGTGGTGATGACGTCGGGAGC